AAGACTGGGTAATGACTCATTACGATGAGTACATAGAATCAATAAAGGTAAACGATGCATTCTACAGAGACATCAACACCTTCTACGAAAAGGAGACAGGGATGTTCACAATCCACTACCACTACACCTACATAAAGAAAAAACTCTACCAAGTGCTAATGCTAGGAAGTGTAATCCTAGACATCTACGACGTGCCAGAGACAAATAACAGAATACCAGTAGCAGTAACAGGATTCGCATATACAGGAGGTGACTGGTGGTGAACAAGTCTATGTGACATCATAGAAGATTCACACAGAACAGAACAACTAATGCTAAACCTCTTCAAAATCAAAGCAGTAAGAGAGGCTACAGGATGAAATATCTTCATAGATGAAGAGGCGTTCATGAAGAACAAAGAAAGCTTCAAGAACCAGAGCTTAAAGAACAGATGGTATCCAATCAAGATGCGTGACATCACTAAACCAATAAGCTCAATGGTATATGAACTACCACAGGAACAAGTAGCAGGAGACATCTACAACATGCTAGACATGATTAAGAACAAAGCAATGGCTGAATCATTCGCTAGTGCAGTAGGACAATGACTCTGACTCAGTGAAAACAGTAATCCAAACACAGCAACACAGAGTAAGATACAGAAAATCAATGCTAACATGATGACAACTCTCCAGAACCAGATACTTGCATACGGTTCAGAAGACTTCGCTGTACTATACAGATACTTCATGCTCTACTACTGGAGGAACAGCAGGAAGAAGGTAATCAGAAGAGTGCTAAGCTGACTAAGTGGAACATACAAAAAGCTTACAAAGAAGGATATAGCATGAGACTTCAACGTAATCATAGAAGATCCAATCCAACAGAGCATCAGAATGGAGGATAAGAAGAAAGCAATGATGGAACAATACAACATGCTGGTAAACGATCCAAACACTCCACCATTCCTACTCAATAACATAAGAAGGAGCATCTGCTACTACAACGGATTAGATGAAAACGAAATAGATTCAGTAAACACATTCGATCCAGAAGAATACACATGCAAGATGAACGTGCTACTACTCAACCAGAACGTTCCAATCTACATCCAACCAAACGCTAATCCACAGATGGCTCTATGGTATTACAACAAAGCTGAAGATACAGAGGCTAAGTTCCAGGCAATAGAGGCTATCAAATACATGATATCACAGTGAATGGGACAAGATCCAATGAATATGGCACAACAACCAAAAGTAGACGTTCCATTAAGCGACCAGGAGAAACAAGATGAACTCCTAACAGTAAACTGACTACAAGATATCACACAATAGTTTTTAACTACTAAAATATCCAAATAATGGCTACAAAAAAGACATCAAAGAAGGCTACAACTAAAGAAGTAAAAGAAGTAGCTGAAGTAAAAGAGGTAAAGGAAGAACCAAAGGAAGAAAAACATGATGTAATAGGACAACTCAAAGGAGGTAAACAAGTACATCAAGGAGGATTCCTAAAGTTCAAGGCAGTAAGATGACCTGTTGATAAGAGTAAACTACCTGAAGACATTCAGAAGTGGTTAACAAACAAAGGTTATGGAACAAACATCTACCTCAGAAGTAAAGAAGAGCTAGAAAAGAAACACGTAGACCTTGACATGGTGCAAAAATTGAAGGACTTTATATCTAAGAACTTCATCTAATGGCACGGAAGGTCATGGAAGAGCTTGGAGATATGATGAAGGATGAAGTAAAGAAGGAAGAGATATCAGACAAGCTCCTCCAGAAAGCAGTTCAGGAGAGGAACATAAAACTCATAATGAACGACCAAATCTACAACTACTGTAGAAAGAATAAGATCCACCTAGGAGAAATGTCCATGGAGGACTTAAACAAGATATCAGATGGCTATCCTGAAAAGTATCAACAGCTCCTCATGAAACAAGTAATGCAGGCACTAAGAACTAACCGAGGAAAGCCTCTGAGTCGGATAAAAGAACATCATAAAAGCATTTTACTTGATCAACTAGACTAATGACAAAAGACGTAAAAGCTCCAGAAAAGGAGGAAATCAAGTACGAGGACGACGAAGTCCTAACACCTGAGAACAAAAAGATTCTCAAAAAGCTTGAAGGTAACGACTCATGGGAAATCATGAAGAAAGTAATCGAAGAGCTTACAAAGACAGCAGAAGAAGAAATCAAAAAACAAGCTAAAGCATTCTCTGCAGTAAAGTCTCACGGATACACCATCTTCGAAATCCAAGGAGCATGGATCGACTGACTAAACAAACCAATCGAAATCCTAGACGCAATAATCCACGAAGGAGAAGTGAAAGACGCTGTAGAGGAAGTAAACAAAGCAGAAGAACAAGCAATCAAATAATACCTCGACCTAAGATGTGGAAGTCGATAAAAGCTACCATCCATCGAGACCAGTTCAAGTCTCGCAAATAAACCGAATCTCGTGTTTGTAGATTACACGTGTTTTAATCTATTACTTATCGCAGAAATGACCGATAATGAAAACCTAGATGTCACTGAAGAGTGAAAAGAACTATCTTGATATGCAAAACAAAGAGCAAAGTTCAAGGAGGAATTAGATGCTGTAAACGCCAAATATGAGGCTGAAAGGCAAGCTAGAATCCAAGACAAAATTGCATACTTCAAGAATACCTTAAGCTCTCAAGGTTACGCTTGAGATTTCGACGAGTTCGCAGGAAGATACGCAGAAAGTCTAAACTTAGATGAAATGGTATCTCTCTATAAAGGAATGAACGGAACAGTACAAACACAAACTACTGCACCATCAATCCAGGAACAAGATACTCAACTCTGACCTAAAAGTGTCATCTGAACAAATCCTATTGGAGGAGATCAGAACAAAGACTTCAACAGTCTATCACTAGAAGAGATGAAAGCTTACTGAAGAGCAAACTTCCACTCATTCGACGAATAGCATTCTCCACAATAGGTAAACATAACTTTTATTATATTTACCAAACGAGAAAATGGCTATGATTTGAGTAACCGCTAATGCTTCAACAGCAAAGCCTTACTTACCAACTGCTTCAATCAACGCACCTGGTAACGTAAGAAGTTTCTTTGAAACACTTTTAAGAAAATCCTTCCTAGAGAACGGAGAACCATCAACTGTATTCATGAAATTAGGAGAGGCTCCTATCTCTCAAAGAGGATATGATTCAGTAACTTGGGCTAGACTTAACCCAATGAAATTAACTATCGCACAAGCTACTCTTACTGAAGGAGTAACTCCAGATAGTTCAGACAACGTTGTAGGAACCATCACTGTAGAACCGGTTCTACTTGGTGCTTACACTAGATTCACAGACAAGCTTACAATGGAAACATTGTTTGATGTAATCCCTGCACAAGGACGTGAATTATACAACAACGCAAAGAGGATCATCGACGAACAAATCCAATCAGTTCTAGAAAACGATGATTCAGTACCAGTTATCTACGCAGGAACTGCAGAATCAAGAGATCAATTAAAATCAACTGATACTATTGACCTTGACTTATTATTACAAGGAACAACATTCCTAGCATCTCAAGGACAAACATCAGAACACTACAAAGCAGTATTCCATCCAAATACATTCCTTAACTTCGCACAAAGCTCAAGTACTAACACTTGGCTTAACAAGACTATCTACGAAAACTTCAAAGGAATCGAAGATGGATACGTAACTACAATCCTCAACGTAGATATCTACCAATCTGCTAATGTAAAACCTTTCGTAGTAGATCCAGCTGAAGGAGACGACTTCAACGTATATCCAACATACGTATTCAGAAAAGGAGCTTACGGAACAACTACATTAAAAGACCTTCAAACTTACTTCAAACCATACGGTTCAGGAGGAACTGAAGATCCATTGGATCAAAGAGCTACCATCGGATGGAAAGCTTACTTCGGATGTGCTGTATTGAATCCATTCTTCTTAGTAAGAATCGAATCAAGAGCTACAACTGATTACCAATGGCAGGTAGCAATAAGCTAGTAAAGTGCTTATATGATGCAGGTGGCTACGGTCACCTGTATAAATAAACATTTTACATTGCAGGGAATACATGGCAACAGTACAAAACAGAATCGATTCCTGGAAAACAGGAGAACTCAGAGGTGCGTCTCAAGTAAACAACGCAGTAGCATTAAACTGGTACAATAGATGACTTAAAATATTCCAGAAGAACCTGCTCGAATACGTAGCAAATCAACTACAAATAAGCAGTGTAGTACAGAACACATCAGCAGGAACAGATACATATTCACTACCAATCAACACTACCATCAATGGACTTAGTGCTGATTTTTATAGTATCGCACAATTAAGAGTAGCATACAAGCTAGATAAAGACGGATATCCACTCTACAGAGTATGCCAACCAATAAACATTGCAGATTATAACATAACACCAAAAGGACACTCTGCAGGAGAACCATACATCTGGTGAAGAATAAGCAAGCTAAGACCAAGATACATGTTCACATCAAAGAGCCAAATAAGAATATTCCCTACACCAGATAAAAGCATCACAGGAGGAATAAGTCTAACGTTCAACTACATAACAAAGGACGTTAGTGCTAGCACAAATGAAGAAAGCTTAGGACTTCCAAACTACTTCCTAGATGCAGTAGAAGACTATCTAAGCTACAGACTAATCCAAGCGGAGAATCCAGAACTAGCAATGTCATACTACCAAAGATTCATTGATACGATCCATGATAACATCTACGGACTAAACAGAGACCAAAGACCAGTGGAGGAGGAATTCGCTAATTTAAGATGATTATACATTAACTAATGGCAGGAGGAGAGAAATACACTAAATGAACTATATCGCAAGTAAGTCGAGCAGATGGAGTTTCTCTCGACCAATATTACTGACTACCAAACAGCTTCCAATACGCTGAAAATGTAAACACAGACGATGAAATGCACGGAGTAAAGCTAGCACAAAAGATGAGCTATAGCTCAGGAACACTAGCAAATAACCAACTAATCAGTGCATGAAACTACGTAATAGCACTAGACAAAAGCTCATGAGCTGTAAAGAAATTCGATGAAAACAACTGGAGCTCATGAGGTTCAAGTACAGGTTCACCAAACGTAACATCTGCATCAGCAAAAGGACTAAGCTTCTGTGAATGAGTAATCTTCCAAGACCACTTCTGGTACGGAACAGGATCCTGAACTACAGGAGGACTTGTAAAGCTAAGTGTTGCAGGTTCAACATACACAGTAATAGTTCCAAGAGACCACGCATCATCAAACGATGAAGACATAATGGATCCAGAACACCTAACAGGACAAATGGGTGCAGGAATAACAGCTATCCTAAATTACAACAACTCAAGACTAGTAGTAGCAGTAGGACAAGACCTATGGGTTTACTATCCAGAACTAGAGGCTGAATATAACTGACAACAATGAGTAACACCAGAGACAACATGAAAGGTGTGATGGAAGAAAGTAATGTCATTTGAAAATGGTTCAACAATCATCGCACTAACCTGCACGTTTGAATACCTCAAAGTGTGGGTACAAGACGAATGATGGAACACAAAAGTGTACTACTACCAAGGTAACAACAACCTAAAATCAACATTCGTTTATAACGTAATTGACTTAACAGGGACTAAGGTTCTAAGAGTTTATAGCATCAACAGTATAGACTACTACGTAGCATCACTAGACGGTACAGATGGATACGTAACCTTCAATAAAATGATAGGGAACACTCCAGTAATGCTTCTAAAACAAAGAGCAGGTCTTTCATCATACGACGTGAACTACAAGGATCCATACTTCGTTTGACCTTGTGGAATGGATGCACCATACAACGGAGGAAATTTCTACGTAGCAGATACATTTGGAATATGGAAATTCCAATACGACGCTACAAGCTACGACAAAGGATACATGAAGTGGAACAAAGGAAGAAAGTCAGCTCCATCAGGAGTAACAGTATGTAAGAACTTCCTATACTTCACAGACCAGAACGGAATATACAAAGTAAGACTCTACGATACATGAGTAGACTGATACCAAGACAAATGAATCCTAATCTCAAGGGAACTAGAAGGAGACTTCGGATGATGCGTAACAAAGATGCTAGATGAAGTAAGAATGCACTACGAACTCCTACCAGAATACCAATCAAGTACAGGTTCAGGAAACGGTAGCATTGATATCTACGTCTCACCAAACAACTCCTGGAGGAATCATGATCCAGAAAGCGATAGCACATGACGGCGACACGTAATGCATATAGACGGAACAAACTTCAGAACAAGGACAGAACAAATCAATGCATTAAACAGCGTAAACGCATGAGCTCCTGCATTCGAATTTGACTGGCAGACAATAACATATTGCATCATAATAAAGAACGGAAGTATCTCTCAAGCAACACCAATTGTAAGAGAGCTAAGACTACAATATCAACTTAAAGGTAAGACAAATAACATTTATGAAATACAGAACAGCTAATGAAACGAACTCAAGATAATAGCCAGTTCAAGTATAGAGTGGATCCTAATCAATATCCAATAGAAGATAACACGATACACTCAACCTACGACCAATTCATACAGCTAAGAGACACACTGGTATACAGTTCCAAACAATACTCAAACCATCCAGGGAAGAAGTTAATCGTAGGATACAAGGCTGACTGAAGTACAACGCAAACAGTAGAAGTACAGGAAAGGGAATACTTCAGGCAATCATTCGAACCTGGATACGAAAACGATAACGAAAAGATAACAACTCAAATCCTATGAGATTACATCACACTAGGAACAGAGGAAATCCAAGAAGGACTGCTATGTACCATAAACAGAGACGGTCACTACAGGATAGAACGGAAAATCCAGATGTACCAACTAGACGACCAGATAAGCAAGATATACGGTTCAGTAAGACATCATACAAAGGACTGAGACAACTGGCAAGAGATACCAAGAGCAGTATGGGACTATGAGATGGACTTCACGAAAACATATCCAGGAACATTCAGCTGAACTACAAGCGGAACAGATCCAAATGGTAGCTGTAGTGGTTCAACAAGTACAGTAGTAAGCTTCAAACTCTGAGAAATATTCAAGAAAATAACACCAGAAGGATACATAGAGGCTGACCTAAAGGAATGAGACTGGCTAGAGTTCAAACTAGTAAAAGACGAACAGGACACACCAATAGATTCAACAACATACATGCAACCATATTCGAACCGATGGAGCATACAATACATAGATTTACCTTATAATACACTAAAGTAATGGCTAAAAGTACACAACCAGATCCAATAGCATACAGACAGGAGCAACAGCCACAAACACAATGACAGTATGCATACGATCCTGCAAAGTTAAAGAACGCAGATGTAAACATCAGCAAATACTGAGACGACTCATCAGAGCAAAACTACAACAATCCAGAGCTACGGTGATGACAAAACACGAAATACACGTGAGAAAACACTAAAAACACCGAAATAGCATATAATAAGGATGCAACAGTAGCTTGACTTGATCCAAACTACCTATACGGACAGGAGGCTCAAATGAAGAACTCTGAAGAAGAGGGATACATCATGAGGAGAAACGATGAAATTGCGTCTGCACTATACAACGAGGGTAAGACATCAATGCAAGATGTCTCAGATTTTTTATACGGACAAAAGTGATTCACAAACTCTAACGCAAACGAAAGAAATAATACCATCAATAGTGTATACAAAAGGCTAGGTCTCATGTGAGACAAAAATACAACAGAAGAGACAAAGAATGAAGAGTGAAATAAACAACCACAGGATAACTGAAAGATTCCAGAAATGGATTTAAGCAAAGAGACTAACCAGACTTGAAAAATATACTGAAAAACAACTGCAGACACAGGAACACCATCAAATTGAATAACAACACTAGCAGATGTAAACAGCATAGATGCACAAATAGTAAAAGCTAGACAAGCTAACTATACAGCACTAAGCTGAATGAATAGTTACGACATAGCACTAAGCATCTCAGCAGGAACAGATCCATATGGTTCACAAGCTATGAGAGACTTAATGCAATATAATCCTGCTAAATACCAGGAAGTACAAGCTGAACTAAAGAAAATCCAAGGAATGGAAGATGTAAATAACATCGCACAATGAGATGGACTAAAAAAAGTAGCACAAACAGATGAATCAGTAAATACAATAAACAACTCCATCGAAGACCGAGCAAAATCAAACTCAGACGAAAGATCATACCAAGATACAGTAGATATCTTAACAGACAAACTAAGTACAAGTCAAACAGCAACATCAGCAACACAGGAGATGTTAAATCTAAACAAACAGATAGCTGAGGTAGAAGAAAAAATGAATAACCTTCCAAAGGAGGCTAGCAAATACTTCAAATGAGACGTTCCACAATACATTGTAGATGCATTTGTAGCAAATAGGAACGCACAATACCAAAGCGAATTAAACAAACTCCAAAGCAGATATAACTCAGCAGTAGACCTCTATAAAACAGAGCTAAGTCAAAAGCAATGGGAAACTGAAATGCAATTAAAACAACTACAATTCCAGGCTGACGCTAACCAACAAGCTTGGACTAGAAGTTACCAATCACAGCAACTAGCACTCCAAAAGCAACAGCAAGCTTGGAATCAAAAGTTCAACATGCAAAAGCTAAGCTTTGATAACATAAGGAACATAAACGGAACAGACTACTACCAAGATGCAAATGGTAAATGGACTCCAATAGATCAAGACATAGCAAAGCAAGCTTACCAATCAGACGTACAAGAAAAATTAGCTTCCTATCTTAACTACTATCCAGATGGAACAGCATGAGGACAATGCGAGCAATTCACAGATAACTTCACAGAGTCAGTTACAGGATTAAGAATGGAATGAGCTAACTGATGAGCAACAACAGCAAAAGAAAAAGAAAGCTATGTTAACAGTTGGATACCAACAGTAGGTTCAGTAGCAGTATTTGACTACGGAATAAAAGACTCAAACGGAGTAGATTGGTGACACACAATGCTAGTAACATGATACGATCCAACTACAGGAATAGTATCACTCAAATGAAGTAACAAGAGTAAAAAACAATGAGAATATAAAATAGTTTATTCTCAAGAAGTTAAGCTTTCAGACTTACAAGCTTCAGCATCATGGAAAGGATTCTGGGATCCATACCAAGACCTACAATATCAATCATTAAGTCAACCACAATCATCATTCCTCAAATGAGTAACTCCAATGACTAACACAATAGATAAACTACTAAGCAATGCAACAACAGCAGGAGAAAGGACAACAGTAGCAAATGCTGAATTCATGTACGACAAACTCTACGCATTAAAGAATGAATGATACATAGATAAGCTAATAGAGGCAGGAGCAATGGAGGACTTCATAAACGGAATAGATAGAAGAAAGTTCGGTAAACAATGAGACGAAAATGGTTCAGAATTCCTCAACCAATTAGGTAAATACATGAGAAATAAGGTAAAGGATGAAGAAGTATATCACGCATTTAATGAACTCTACCAAATGGTAGAAAAGAAATTGAGATCAGAATCAGGTGCCGCAATTTCATCATCAGAGCGAGCAATGGACTTCCAACTCTTCTTACCAGAACCAGGACAATCAGCTAAAGCAAGAGAAGATAAGCTAAAGGCTTGGGATGAGATAGTATATAAAGACTTAAGAAGTGCATGAATGAAAAGCACAGATTATATCCCAATATTCTGATACTCAACAAACAATAGAGAAACATGGTAATTTTATAAAATAACACATAACACATGGCAGTAGATATTCGTAAAATAAACCAGAGGAATGCATTAAAATCAACCGTAAATATCCTAAATCCTTCAAGCTATACAGAGAATCCAGAGACATGAGCATACAACAGCAACCCACAAAGTATGACAAGTCCTGTAGCTCAGCAAAGAAATAACCTAGACAGACAAGTAGAAGTCGGTCTAGGTATTTGATTAAAAGAAAAACTCACACCAGAGCAAAAACAAGATTATGCAAATAAGCTAACAGATAAGCAATGGAACCAGATGCAACAATATAAAAACGAAGGATATAGCTTCGAGGCAAGTAAAGCAATGCTAGAAAACCAGAGTAAAATGTTGGATCCTACTGCAAAGTGAATAAATAAATTCAAAGACTATAACCTAAAAGAACAATACTACAACAACGGATACGATATTGATCCTGATTCAGCATTATGAAAAACAGCACAATTCCTAGAAAAGATAGGATTCAAAGACTGAGGTAATCCAATAACAGCACTATCAAATAACTACAACGAATGGTACTCAAACTACCTAAACAGCTATACTGAAGAAGGAGACAAAGCACCATGGCTAGCAAGAGTACCTTTATCTGCAGTAAGCTCAATACTATGAAGTGCAGGTAAAGTGAGTGATATGGTATGAGGATTAACAGAAAAAGCAGATGCAGGAACAAAAGCATTACTAGATAGAGCTATCCTATGACTAGATACACAAGCTAGCATGTATGATGAAACAAATAGATCCGTAGCAGATTATGTTTGGGAATGAGTAGCAGGAGGTGCAACTGGAGCATTCTGGGTAATGGCACCAGGAGTAATGGCAACATTCACAGCAATATGAGAAACAGCACCTGGAGGAGCAGTACTAGACGCAGGAGATAAACTCCTAAGAAAAGCAGTAACAGGAATAGTAGAAAACACACCAGGAATAAAAAGCCACTATGCATGACTAGACGAACAATGAAAGGAGGACATGATTGACTCATTAGTAACAGGAGCAACATTAGGAATCCTCAAATGAATGTGAAAAACAGGTAAACGAGCCAAGAATAACACATCAGCAGGTAAATGGCTAACACAGCAACAAACATACCTAAACAATCTAAGATGACTCTTCAAATCAAGCTTAGAGGAAGGAATAAAGGAATCAAAATTCCAATCAAAGGTGGAAGGAGTAAACAAAGCAACAGCTGAACCAGTATTCGAAAATGGTAAACAAGTATGAAAACGTGGAGTATTCTGAGACACTAAATACGCAACAAATAGAGTAGTACAAGCTTGAATAGATGCCTTCAAAAAGAACATGCAAGAAGGATTAGAAAAAGGTAAAAGAGCAAAGACTCAACTATCAGAAGTAACAGGAGAGGCACCTGCAGGATCCAACGTAAAACCAGAATCAGCAGGATGAGCTCCAACAGTTACAACTTCAAAATGAGTAGTAGGAAAAGCAAAAGATATCATAGAGACTAGAGTAACAGGAATAACACCAGAAGAGAAAATAAGAATCCAGAATGATCCATACGTGCAAGAAAAGTTCGATAAGGCAATGCAAATGAGGGAACAGGAAGGAATGCCAATGGAAGATTCTCTCATAACTGAAAACCTATACAACGAAATCTGAGACAAAATCCTAAAGACTTTCGATGAAATAGAATCACAGCTAGATGAAACATCACCAGTATATAAAGACATAAGGAACTTGAATACAACATACAGCATGATGGAATCATTGCCAGAAGTAAATAAGCTCCTAGATAAGAATGACATCATATCAACACCAAACTGACTAGACTTCAGCAACAGTAAATTCATATCAGACGCTGACATGAGGTCAGTTCAAAGAGCATTAGATATGATAACACAAACAATATCAAAGCCACTAACTCCTAGAGAATACCTAAACCTTAGAGCAAAGCTAAGTGAACTAGCAAAATACTCTGTAGTAGACGCATCCAGATGACAATCACTCATCAGACAAATGCGTCACGCAGTAGATCAAGTAGCAAAAAAAGAAATACCAGGACTAAAAGACTTGGATAAGATAACAAGTACAAAGTTAAAAGAAATCAAAGACCTTAAAGAAGGATGGGTATATAAAGGAGGAGATAGAAAAGGAGAGATAAGAAATAACTTCTACTCAATCATCAAAAACCTAACAGGAGAAAACAGAAAGGTAATGATGAATAAGCTAAAGGAATACTATCCTGGAATCGATGAAGAAATAGAGGCAGTACACCTAACACAAAAACTATTAAAAGCGTACAACAAATCACCAGACATAATAAAATGACTAGGACTAGGATGAGCCATCATATGATGAATACCTGGAGGAATAGTACCTGCAGTACTATGAGCATTGGTATGAGAGATGATCCAGGAAGGAATAATTAGACCTTGGACTAAAGCAAGAAGAAAAGATGCTATAAAAAAACTCGTAAGCGAAATGTCTCCAGAGGCTAAGAAAAAGCTAGAAGAGATAGCAAGAAAACAAACATACGCAAAAGAACTATCTAAAGAAGACCAAGCTGTACTTGAAAGAGTAACAGAGTTAATCCAGAAGGAAAGAGAAAAAAGTCTAAGCGAAGAGGCATTAAAAAAGCGAAAGGCA